AATAAATGCACACACATTTTTAACATCATCCTCTGTGGCATTAGAAAACTCGCCTGCTTTAAATCCGTCAATGACTTTGATTTTTGCACGGGTTCCGCCAATTGTGAAATTCTTTTCTTCAGGATTCCAAAAACCTTGAATTGATTTTTTAATTTGATCAAATCCACTTTCGTCATCACTGTGATCATCTCCATCATCAAATCCACATTCTATAGGAGTTAATCCACATTCGCGAATCATATCGTGTAATGTCATTTTTCCTGCAATTTGTGTATCTAATTTAGCACCACATTCTTTTGCTTTGATAAATTTTGCTTTTAATTTTGCTTTAGCATCTGCACTTTCTGCCATAGGAGCCGGAGCGCCGGGTGGTGGTTCTTCAGGTGCTGGTGCCGCTGGTGCGCCTGCTTCAGGTGCTGGCGGTGTTGCTTCAGGTGCCGGCGGTGTTGCTTCAGGTGCCGGCGTTGCCGATGGTGCGCCTGCTTCAGGTGCTGGCGGTGTTGCTTCATCTGCACCGCTACCGTCAAAATGTATTTGAGACATAATATCTGGTGCATGTGCTAGTATGTATTGTTGTATTAATGGACGAACATCAAGGTCTGGGTCAATATCACGCAATGACATTAAAAATTTTGGATCGTCAATTATACCTTTTAGACTTTCAGTTGCATTAACGCCATCTGGACCGCCTTTTAATTCTGCACTTAGAATTGTGTTTAGTTTTTCAATAGCGGCATGTTGTGCATCTTTATTTGGGCTAAACAATGCATCTGACATTTCATCTTCGGTTACTATTGAATTCATAAATGATTCAAGATATGCTTCTTCAATTTCTTTCTTAGTTAGTTTTTCAGTTTCACGGCGAGCTTTGTCACTTAAATTAGTAACTTTACCACGACCATTTTTAGGAGGAGCTTTTTTCCAATCGCTTTCTTCTCTCCATCGAACAACGTTACCTTTTTCATCTTTTTCTTCAGTACGCTCTTCATCTAAGATGTCATCCGGTGTTAATTCTTTAACTGGAATATTTTCACCTACTAGTTTGTAGATATATGGGAATGAAGATTTTAGTTCTTCATTAAATGTACGGATCGTTAGACGATCAATCCAGTCATTCATTATCTCTTCTGGAATCATTTGATCTTCTTTTTCTTCAAATGATTCAACAAATTGTGAGTAGTATGACGGACGTTGTAAATTATTAATTTCTTTTTTAAGTGCTTCAATGCGTTCCATTACATGGCCAGTAACTTCTCCCATTGCTTCTGAAATTTGTTCTTGACGTCCTACATAATTTTTAAATTTACGTAGATTTGCTAATTCTTCACTTAGACTAATAATATGTTTACCAATATTATCGTAAGGAGTTCCGCTGTTTTTTAAATGTTCTGCAAGAGCTCGAGCACCGCTTAGATTCTTATATGGGTAACGAAATCTTTCTCCATTTGCAGTTTCGATATAAACGCTTTCAATATGCATTGTGCGTCCTGCAGGTAATTCAGGATTTATGGCTTGGTTGTGTCGTACAATTAATCTTGTTCCGTCTAAGTCTTGATAACTTAGTCTAGATGTGCCATACATCTTATTTTCCATTATTGCGGGCATGGTTGGTATTTCCTTACGTTTTGCCTGAAACTGATAGTCTCGTTTGTCTAAATTACTCTTGCTTAGGTTTTGAATATCAAAATTTAATAAACGTTGTCTAGCAAAAGGTTTAAAGCTTCTAATAAATTTGTAGGCATTGCCATGCATTCTACCTTTTTTATCATCAACTAAGTCGCCACTTACTTGTACAATAACACCGTCTGTTGCGTCTAAAGTAATAGCAATTGTTCCTAAAGGATCTCCGTCTTCTGTGTATTCAAACTCAAAAAAACGAGCCTTGGGAATATCTTCTTTTTTACTTAATACATTGGCTCCTTCGTCTCCGATCTTAATATCTCGAAAACGTGTTTGTATTTTTCCATACAAATCAAGCGCAATTTTATCTAAATTTGATTCCATAATATATTTATGCTTAGTTACTGGAAATGAATATAGGCATAGGTGCTATCCAACCATCGTCCAAATGCCCGTCAACGCTCATCAGTTCAAACACTTTAGGATCCCATTCTGCTAGAATAACACTCATACGTATTACTAGCAGTAGAGCAGATACAAGGTCGTCGTGTTGCCCTTGTTTTGCTTTAAACGTGAGATTATGAGCAATAAATGTTTTTAATTCACTAAGCAATGGACGGCTATTGATTATTAGTTTATCTTCTTCAATTAAGTATTTTAATCTTGAACAAGCTGAGATTTTACTGTTAAAAGTTGTGTTAAATCCTTTACGGAATTTACGCACATGTCCTTTGCGTACTGGCTCGCTTACAAATAAACCAGGGAATGTATCTTCTCCTAGATCAGCAATAACTACTAGGGCACTTTCGCCAACTGTATTGTTTTCTACACTCCAATAAATGCTGTTGGGACTATCGGGACCAATTTCTGTTTCTATATATTTTATAATATCCCTAAACAGTTTAATTTGCCCTTGTATGGGCGTAATGTTATGTTGCCACTCTGCTACTTGTCTAAAACTAGGTAGTTCAAACACTTCAATTGCGGCAAAATCTCCGCCAGTGCCTAGACTAGGATCTAGAGCTATAAGATAAAGATTTCCAGGAGTTGGCTTTTTGTACCATCGAACTTGACCCATTCTATATGCTGGTTCTCTTCCTACTAGTTCTGCTAGTTTAATACTATTGACAAGAGTTTCATCGTATACTAAGAATTCACAACCATATTCACGTCGGAAACGTTCTTCGCCAATACGGCCCATTTCTTCTTTTTTCCACTGGTCATCTCGGTCTGGATGATCGCTCCATTCACTTCTAAATCCAAAGAATCCATTACGGCCGATGCCATCTTCTTTTTCATTGCCGTGCTCGTCAAATAGGTCTTTACTTTCTTTCCAAATAGTGGCAAACGTATCTTCGTCACTATTTGGTGTACTAGTAATAATCGCGCGACCACCAGTTGCTAGTGTGGGTGAGATTGAAGTCCAGAATTCAGTTGCAATATTAGGTTGAACGAAGGCAAACTCATCACAGTATAGTAGGGAAATAGACATACCGCGGCCTGTATTGCCAGTAGTAGTTGCACTAACGATTCTTGATCCATTGTCAAACTCCATCGACCCTTTATTATAATTTACTACACCGCATCGAATATGATCAGGGCACAATTCATATCCGTATCTAATACGTTGCATAATTTCCTGTGCGCCTGTGTATTTGTGTGCGGCAACTAGAATAGTTTGGTCTGGATGAAACATAGCATACCATAATAAGTATACTCCAGCGCAGGTAGTTTTGCCGCTTTGTCGAGGTAACATATTAATGTTAAAACGATGATGGTGATAACTATCCAGCAATCCTAGTTGATAGTCATAAGGTTGAAATAGTAATTTCCCTTTTACCGGATGCTGTATAAAATAAAAGTTCTTAGCAAAATGAATATATCCATTATCAGGATCTGCACACAATAATAGGTCCTGAACTTGTTCTTCAGTAAACCTTTCTTGTGTATGCGCTTTTTTGGTTAAGACGCCGTCTAGTGATTTTGCCATAGCATTATTTACATAAAAAATAGCTCCCGAAGGAGCTATTTGGCACTGTTTAACAGGGTGCTAACTGCAACAAATATTATTTTGTAGATCTTTCATAAACGCCCTTAGTTCTTAAACCAACGCCGCCTTTAATTGCATCTATTGCTTGTCGACCAATATTTATGCTTGGTTCATATTTGGGCGGTAATGCATCTGGAGGCATCTTAGCTGCCCAGCTATTATTTTTTTCTAGCCACTTCTTAGGATCGGCTTCAACAGGGTCATACTGATTAGGATAATTTCCAGTATATGTTGTCTGTTTACTTCGCATGGCTTGAAGAATTTTCATACGCTCTTCGTAATGGCGTTTTAACCACGGTTCTTGTGCTTGATCCCTTAGTTGTCCTAATTGTTCCATTTGATCCATTTGACCAGCGACTGGTTCTGTCTTCTTTGCGTGAAGTAGCTCATAGGACATTTCTTCTTTAATATCATTATACATTTGTGTTAAACGACCTTTTAGAGCCTCGTGCATTGGATTCTCGCCGCCATTGTGTTTTAAAGCGCCTTTACCCTTACTTGCTAGATCGTGACCTGTTGGGAATACTGCGCTCATGTCAAATGTCGTTGGATCTGGAGTAGTATTAGCATGGAATTTTTCTTTTGCATCAAATTCCTCCTCCATGTCTCCATATACTACTTCATGTGCACCATCATGGCCGTGGTCGCCGTCATAAGAAATATCATCAGGTTGGTCAATTCTATCAAGTTGACTTAATAGCTCGCGCATACTCTGCTGTTTATCATCGTCACTAAATGCGCCTACTTGATGTTCGTTATTGTAATCTTCTTTTGGCTCACTTGGGGGTAGCATTGTTACTGGTACTACGTGACCTTCGTCAAGACTTTTAATTTTTTTATATAGATCTGTAAAGTTCATATTATTTTCCTTTAGTCTTAACTGGGTTATTAAGGCTGTTTTTTGTTTTGGCAGCATATGGTGTTAGCTGTACTTTCTTGGTGCCAAGAGTACTAGTCATCCCTTTTTTATCTGTAGTACGACTTTGTTCTGTTTGCTCTTTTTCTTTTTTTGCCTTAGGGTACATTTGATCATGCACACCAGTATATGGCTGTAATTTTTTTGGAGTCTTAGATAATTCTTTCAAAAAACTACCAATGTGTTTGTCGCCAACTAACTCTTGATTGTTAGTATTTTCGTAGTCTTTTCCAAGAGCTTGTTCAACTTTTGGTTTATTAATTTCTAATTCAGCTTCTTCTTTTATATTTCTAACTTTTATAGAGCTATGTGCAAGTTTCATTGTTTCTGCAATTCTAGCGCGAATTTCGTCTGAAGTTGTTGGATATTCTACAATAACATCAAATACAGTAACACTGATATTTTGTTGTTCAGGGAAGTCAATTTGCATTTCTTGAATTGGAGTACTTTTACCTGCTGAACAGTTAACAACGCTGTATCTTGCCAGTGCTTCTTTAATTTTTTTAGGAAAATCAGCAGGCAATTTTCCTGCAACTTTTACTTTAAATTCGTATGTTTGTTTGCTTTCTAGCAGATATTCTGTAAATGATTTCATAGTTAAATCCCGATAGTATATTTATTTCATATTCTTTAAACGTTCGATTAAGCTATTACGATCAGTAATAATAACGCCGTCGCCTTGTATACTAACACCTTCATCAGGGTTAGTATCTTGGTCTAATTTTTGTTTCTTAAGTTGCAATTCAATCATCTTAAGTTTTTTGTCAATCTTAGCGGCTTTGGCATCTATAGCGTTTTTAAGCATGCCGCCTGCAACTTCAAAAATACGCCCGCTATATCGTGCTTCTACGTTCATGCCTAAATCCATTAGGTCATCGTAAGCATCAGTGGCACGCTGTGCAAGAGCATCAAATTCAGAATCACTAATGTCCCCGAGTCCGGTTACTTGTGGCAATGCCGCTGATATTTTATCAAACTCGTCAATATTACGAATGAACGGTTTAGCTACTTCAGCTTTGGCTTTTTTCTTTTCTTCTTCCTTGACAAGTTTTTTACTTTCAGGAAGATTGAGTATTTCTTCAAGTTTTTTAGTCATACAATTACTTATGCTTATGTTTGACTGAATATATCATTTTCATTGACTATACGAAATTTTATACCCTGTTGAGTACACCACAGTTGAGCACTAGCCCACTTGGCTTGATTCTTAATAAACTGTGCTTGATTGTATTTGTTTTTGCCCACACGTTCTAATATACTTTGACTAGCAGGTTTAATTTCAATTAGTTCAGTATGCATTTTAAGATTTTTATCAACATATTGTATAAAGAAATCTGGAACGTAAATCGTTTGACGGCCTGTTAACGGATCTCTATAAGGTATCTGTACTGCTTCGCTTGCCCATTTTTGAACACTTTCATTAGTATCACAAAATCGCATAAATTGCCATTCCCAGCTAGATCTATATATAGGCATCTTAGTTCCTATATATTTTTCTGGATGGGATATTGTAAATTTCCCGCGAGCAAATTTACTAGGCATATTATACTAAAATATTACGGCTTTCGTAATCATCTACTAAAGGCGCTACTCTATAACCTAACAAACTAGTCTTTTCTCGATAGGCATTTAAGATCTGTGCAACTACTTGGCTTAGTTGTATGTCGGTTAACACTTTTAGAGTATCTAATAACTTAAACACACTAATGTTGTCTAAACGTGCTTGATTTAATAATACTATGCTTGTTGATCTTGCGCTTTCAACATCAAAGCCTCGTTTTTGAAAAAACCCTACAACTGCATCAATTTGATTGCTTGGAAAACTTACCTGATGAACAAAAAATTTATCAAAAAATTGTTTAACTTCGATTAAACTATCTGTTGGTTGGGTTACTGGAACATTATTTGTCATAAATTTCTCTGGCTAGCGGTAGTAGTTTCAGATGTATTATTTGATTGGGGGAAACTAACCCCTTGAACGCCGGATACACCGGCTGTTTGATTAAGATTAGTAAATGAAGAATTTCCGGGGGTACCTGCAGGTGTTAATTCTTGAGTGTTTTGATATGTATTAATTGTAGTTGTTAAATTTTGTAAAAAAGAAGTTGCATTATTAGTCACATTTCCTGCGTTAGTAAATGATGGACTTGCAGATATTTGACTAGCTGAGCCGGTCAACGGGCTAGGTGAATTATCATAGTGCTCAACAGCAAATCCTTCAATAGCATCGTTGTTAGTTGAATTACCAGCGCCGTCAACTTTAGTTACACTGCCTTGATCATATGCAACTGATTCAAATAAGATACTTGCTGTATTATCTCGAATTTTATTGTCTGCATAATCTAGTTTTGCGTGGTCCCACATACTTATTAATGGATTAATTAATTTGTAACTAACATATTCATGTCGAGCCATTTGATAAATTGTTATATGGTTAAAAAATGGAAGGGTACTTTTATTATCGTAGCCAAATGGAGTTTTAATAAATGTAGATCTTTTAGTAGCATTTCTATTATAAGCGCCTGGTACATTTGCACTATTAAAATCTGCATAGTAATAACTAAAATAATTCTGCCATAGATTATTAATTACACCCATGTTGTCATCGTGAAACGCCATACTTATTGCTTCAAATTTATAAGAATTTTGAACAACTTTTTTTCTATTATATTGATTTAATACTTCTGTACCTATTATAAATTTAGGTAAACTACAACTTTTAACCAACATGTTAATTTCATTTTTATGTCTTTGCACTAAATCAATACTTCTTAATGCTGCCGGATTTATACTAAATGATACATGAAACTGAAAACTAAATTTAGGTGCAAGCCTAAATTGATCGTCAGTAAACATCCTTGCGGCATGTCTCTGATCCCGAAAGGTAACAGCTGAATTAGATCGTAAAAGGTAAGTTGGAGTAAAGGCCATAATAATATTTATTAAAATAATTAACTGGGCATATTATGGCTGTTCAATAAAAAACCCACCGTAGTGGGTTTTTATTAGCTACCTAATGTATTAGTTCCACGTGCTGGCGCTTTACCAGCAAATCCTGGTGTACCAAAGCCTGCACTTGCTCCGACTTGTTGAGCATTATCGTATATAATTGTTAGGGTAATCATCATAGGACCTTGATCTTTATATGCTAGTTTACCGTAATCTACTTTTTGTACATAACAGCCATATATTTCCCAAGTTTCAAGAACTGTAGGAGTAGTTGCACCATTGCCGCCATCTAATTGCTCAACACGCATGGTAAACTTATAATCTCCACCTGCTGCCGCTGAACTTTGTTCAAAGAAGTCAAATTGTTTCTGCATCTGTTCGCCAACTAATTTACTTACTGCACCGGTGACATCGTCACGTAGACTGCATGATAAACTAGTCCATTTTGGCTTGCCAGCATAGTGGATTTGACTA